CTTCCCACCATGCCAATTACTCGTTGACATTTTTGAGTTCTAGTTCCAGTTCTATCAGTTTCTTTTCTAACTTCGCTGCTTTTTTGGATTTGCCTTTGACACTAGCCTTTAACAGTTTCAGCCAAATTTTAGCAAGTTCTATCTTGAACAAACTCATGAATTAATTCCTCTACATCTTCATCCGGAATACAAAAACCAAAAATCCATAAAAGTCTCGGATCTTTTCCCAATAAAACGCTAGATCCATGCATAATTTCAGAAACTGCATAAAAAAGACCATCACCTCGTTGCATTTCACATTTTTGATCTTCTATTAAAGGAGTGCCACCATTAATATTAGATAAAAGAACTATACAATGAAAAGTTGTGTGCCCTTGATGCCATCTCGGATCCATGTGCATCTCACAACAATCATTCGAATACCCATATGTAGCCACCATCCCATCAGGATAATCTGGTTCTTTATAAGAAATTATATTCAATTTCTCTGCTATTTCGTTTTTAATTTCGCGCGAAATCTGTGGATATTTCACTGATTCGGAAAATCTAGTAGTTCTTCTTATAGTTCCTGGATGCCCAGCCCACCTAAAATTATCAGAATCTTTATTTTCTGTTATCCAATCATGCAATACTTTTATTTTTTCCTCTCCTATAATTTTAGGGAGGTGTAAATATTTAGATTCGCGGTCAAGTTGTTCCATCAATTTCTCCGCATTTTACTGATGTCTTCAGCAGATTGAGAGTCGAAGACTGGCACCATATTTGATTTATGCATCGTTGCGATGCCTAGAAGTTTGTCGCCTGTGTAACTCGGCGACTCTTTAAGGTCGGTGTTCCCCCTGCCTTTACCGCTGTGGCTCAGGTAAGTTTTCGTCTCTCGAAGATATTTATTTCTCACAGGAACATATTCTTTAAATTCATGCTTTATATTTTTGACTTGATCTGGGTGTAAGCCCAGTTTCTTCAATCGCTTTTCTTCAGCGATTTGAGCCATCTCACGTTCGCGCTTGAGTTTAGCACGCTTCTTTTTAGACATCATAAAAGTTCTTCCAACTGGTCATAGTAACAGCCATTAACATTATCTGCATTTACTGCATATATTCTCATTTCATCCATTTTAGGATATACGAAAATAAAGTCTATGTCAAGGTTTTTCTGTGCGAACCAGTCAAAATAATGAACACGCATTTCACTGAAGATTTCATTGGTGCGAGTTTCAGGTCCATAACATGGTGTACCATCATACATGTTGTCTATGGCTATCGGCATGTCCAACATAAAGTCAAAACCGAGCATAATCAGTTGCTCTTTACCATGACGAATCGCTTCCTGCATGGCATTCATACCTGCATTAGAGCGATTGCGTGGATTTTTCCGATACTCTGCTGACTCGTAACACTCATCTTCTGGTGGGAAGATTACACGATCTTTAGGAAAAGAACTATTATCGATTTCTTTTTTGATAGGATCATCAATCGCTATCAAGTAGTCTGGTGAGAAAGTACGATAAAGTGCATTACAACCGTAAACAGTTCCAACACCTTTGAGTTTGTTTAAATCAAAGTCTTTACGACTTAGACCGTTGCCGATTATGAATGCTGTCTTCTCGTTCAATGTCAAATTCGTCATCATATTCCTCAGTAATATAGTCAGCAAACTTTTTCAAGTTGGACTTGAAATTATTTCTGTTGTTTCGTTCTAATCTTCGAATGCGCTTTAGTTCAGAATTATTCTTTAGTGTCTTGGACATCCTTTAATACCTCAGGATCCTTCTTAAATGAGTCAGGGAATGCTTCAATGGCAAGTTTTTTAGTTATGTTTTTGATTTTAATATCACCGTCTTTAATGTCGATCAAAAGTTTAGCTTCTTCAGGTGAAACTGACTCAAGCATTTCTATGAACATTTGCTCACGTTTGATTCGCTTCAGTCCATTACCTTTCGTAAAGTATGTAAACTTTCTAGCCTCTACTGGGATACGATTGTAGCCCCAATTATCAGGCATATCTAATGGTTTGTATGGAGGAGTGCCTTCAGGAAGATCCCAAATAATATCACTGCGATAACAGAACTTAATGCATTTCTGAATTACAGGATTATTCACCGCAGCCATACGCAACGCATATACACGATCTTTAAATGAATTAATCTCACCTATTTTTTTCAATATTTCAGGTATAGTTTCTTTTGCCATAATAGAGTCTCATAGTTTCCTAGTTTTTATTTATTGATACCCTTTATTCACGCCTTCCAGAAGACCATGCCATTCTTTTACACGTCCATCCCAGTTGTAAAATGTATTAAAGTACACTCTCTGTAAATCTAGCATCTGTTTTACGTCTGGGCGATCATGATTTTCGATTGCGTGTTTCAGTACACCTGCGAATAGATTAGCATGCTGTTGTTTGTCTGAATGCCAAGTATACATCCAAGCAAAGTTAGCACAAGTTTCAGGTAATGCTGCATAGTTCGGACAGACAGTCAGGCAACCTGCTGCTAATGCCTCGATGGCACTAATACAAGAAGTTTCCTGCCAAACAGACGGATAAGCAAATATATGTGCTTTACTAAGAGCAGTACGAACAGTGGCATTATCAACAGAACCATGATAATTGATTCCAGGATGTTGCCGACAGAAGTCAAAAAGTTCTTCATAAGGTTTGTCGCGTTCAGCCCATCCATATAGTTTAAAGCTGGAGTAGACATCGAGTTCAATGTCCTGCCGATCTTCATACAACTTCGTAAAAGCAGCAACCAGTATGTCCAGACCACGATGCGGAGTTGTGTGATAGATAAGTCTAATTTTATCATTAGGCTTCTCAATGTTTTCGAATGGTTCGATTGCATTTTTTAAAACGATCCCATCTTCATAAGGCACTCCTAAGTGCTGATAATATCTTTGCTGTTGCCAGTTGCTGACGAACACCAGTTTATCAAACTGTTCTCTAAATTTAGCATGTTGTAAATCCCTCACTTCAGGATCTTCAGCTAAGTCATGTAACCAGAGAATGCTTGGGCGATGTTCATCAATCTGCCTAACACGAGAGCAAATAATTTGGACGCTGTCTCGTAAGTCCTCAGGTAGTCTATCGTAAAGCCCATACTTCATCAACTCAGTGCCACCCATGGCATCTTTGGAGAGTTCATCCTCTTCTGGACCTGATGTCACTTTGAAAGAAAACATGTCATCATTTTTAAACTTCAGACTGCCTTTTTGCTCAGAAGTCTTGGAAGCTCCACTCACTTTCTTCCCCATCATTTTCCTCTTTTTTAGGTTTCGGTTTTTTACTGGCTTTCATTATACGCTGAGACCAACGCTCACGTTCCTCATGCAACTCATCCCATTCCATCTCATAGAAACTATCGATGTCGCTGGGATCTTCTTTCACTAAGAATCCTTGAGCTATCAACTCATCGTTATCGATGGTTTTTTCATGATGCTCACCATCATAAAAGAAGTCTCTACCGACGAAATTATATGCTTCGTCATCATAATCTAATACAATGCAAGCAGTTTCATCTTTCTCGTAAATCAGTGTGTAAATTCGATCGAACAATGCATCTGGTGGATGCCAAGCAGAGTAGCCATTGATTGTGAGAACAGCTGTGTTGTCAGGATTGTGCTCTTCAGTGTAAAGATCTACTTCTTCAATATTACACCATTTCGCACCGACTCTTTGAACAAAAAAGTCATACTCACTTTCGATCTCACCTTTGTAGTCATACAGTTCTCTTAGAATCTGTATCTGGTCACCATCATCCTGCCATCCTCTAATTTTCTCATAAATTTCACTGAGAGCATCAAAGTTGCCTGTGATGTTGCCATAAAAACTAACATGATTAGCCACGTGCCACCTCAAAAGTATTCACCGAATCAATTCTAAATGAACGCCAGTCTTTCTTTTCTAAGTCATAAACTGCGATCACTTCGTTAGAACTTTTACGTTCTTTAGGGTTATCTATACTAACATCTCGTTGGGGTAACAGATCTTCTCTAAGAGTGCAACGCATATCACGAGCCTCACCATTTTTCTTGGTGAAGGTCAACTTCACCACATTGTTCTTCAGAACCTCAACCATAGTTTCACGGGACATCATTATATCTCCTTTTTAGTTATACATGCTTCAAAAGTTTCAAACAAGGTCTCAAACTTAATCTGATATAACTCTTGTAAACCAATCAATACATTCGATAATTCATCATCAGTCAACTTTCTTTTGTCAAGATGATGGTTGTGTATAAGTTTAATATCATCTACTATATTCCAGCAATATAATATTTCCTGCTCTAGATCAAACCGAGTTTTAGAGCTAGTCATTCTTCGCTGCTTTTCTTGCTCCATAGTCTCAAAGACATCGTAATGTAATCCATCATTACCATTCTGACCAATCACATTCATGCGCTTGTCAGTCTCTTCTTCATCCCAACTTTCAGAGTCATTTAAATTTTTCACTTTCCACCTCGGAATTTCTGGCTTATCACGATAGCGAGCATACACAACATCATCCACACGTTCATATATCAATGCTTCTGAATCTGGTGGTATGATACCTTTGATCCAGTTTTCGGCTGTATCTTCAGCGTAATGTTTACTATGTCCTTTACAAGATATCACCTTAATGCGCATACCTTTCTCATAGCATTCTACTAAAAATTCATTATCAGTATCGCCATAAATTATAGCGCGACGATCATGGTACTTACCTGATCCCCACCTTTCACTCACCATTTTCATACTCATCTCCTCACATAAAATCCGAGTCTTTGATCTTCAAGATACCCATCGGCATCACCATATGCTTCTTCAAAAACGAATCCTTTCGGGCATGGTTTTTTGTCGCCATCAGATGCCCAGACAGGTATCATCTCCAGTGCATCGGGATTAGGATTACATCTCAGATGCACCTCAATCACTTTTGGACCAGTTTCTGTAACAATGTATTCTACGTTAGTGTGGTCATATTTGTCAAGCACTTCTTTAATAAAATCTGGAGGTGTCAGCTCTTTATCTGCTCTGACCCATTTTTTGAATTTATAGAGTGGATTTTTCTTGGGACGAACTGCCCGATAGGTAATGTATTGTTCACCATACAGATAATCAACTGAATACTGCTCACCTTCAAAATACTCGCTCCAAAAATATCCGAGCGGAATGTCGTAAAATGATGTTTTGCCTTGCCTATAAATGTGAGCACCAGCACTCATACCACAGAAGCTGGTGATCGGACGAACTATCCATTTAGTGTTTTCTAGTTTTGGTATTTGAAGACCTGATGGACCACAGTTATATCCCAGTCTTTTTGCGATGTAGAGCTTGTCATAAACCCACAGATCTTTAGGATCTGCTTCGTTCCAAGCCTGAATGTCGTCCTTCATCCTTTTCTCTTATTTTCTCTTCAAGCCAAACTATAATTTCTTCATATCGCTTAATCAACTTGGGGTTGTTAACCCCCTCATAATATTCTAGACGACGCTTAGATTCTTGCAGGGCATTTTTCATCCCTGCCCATTCAGTGACGAACGATGTTACAGCAACATCCATTATTGAATCCGATAAGTGACAGTGCGCTGAACGCGGATGTAACCACCAGGATCACGATTCATGCGAACAGTATTTGTTTGACCATCAAGCTCATAAGTCACTTCGTAACCACGAATGCGATCTTCGTAAACATACGTTGTTTGGTTTTTACACCGCTCAACTTGACGATGACCAACGATGGCTTGTTGATTCCTGCTAGAACCACCAATCATGCCACCAAGAACAGCACCGATATTACGATTGTCTTTGCGTTGCTGACCATCACCGATTTGATGACCAATCACGCCACCAATAATCGCACCAGTGATTACGTCACCAGCTGTGCTAGTATTTACAGTCGTTTGAACAGGAACAGTTTCTACGGAGCACACACGTTGAGTATGTGGAACGCCAACACGTTGAGTAACAGGCTGGACATCAATAACAGGAACCGTGATAATTTCAGTTCCTGCGAGAGAAACTGACGAGAGTGCCATTAAGGCTACAGCTACTAATTTCTTCATTTCATTTACCTCTAAGGTATTTATCACTACTTCATATAGTATATGCTTTTTTGATTAATTAAGCAAGCGTTCTACTAAATTTAATGCGACTGAAGTTGCTGTAATAGCTGAACCGATCATGATGGCTCTATCATTCCACACGCCACCAACATACACCCAAAAAACAGCACTGATTAGATATGCCGACATTCCGAAAAGAGACATATTAGCAGACATCAAAAACACACCAACAACAGCGAGTATAGTCGCAAGCCACTTGACATACCAATCAGGTGTGCCTGTAGGAGTAGAAGGTCTTAGTTCCTCTACCTCTATCTGTAAATCATCGAGTTCCGCTTTAAGTCGCTTTTTCTCCTGCGCTAATTCCATAGCGAGGCGACCAGCCTTACTCATTTGCGATCCCTCGAACTTTTCGTGGATCTCTTCGCTCACAATAGTATTTTCTGTCTCTGTCATATTTTCTTCAATAGTGGTCGGGGATGACGGATTTGAACCGCCGACCCTCTGGTCCCAAACCAGATGCGCTCCCAGACTGCGCCAATCCCCGAAAGTGGTCCGCTTGGCTGGACTCGAACCAGCAACCTACAGCTTAGAAGGCTGTTGCACTATCCGATTGTGCTACAAGCGGAAATGGTGCACCCCACAGGACTCGAACCTGTAACCAACGAATTATGAGTTCGCTGCTCTAACCATTGAGCTAGAGGTGCAAACTCTTACCAATTCTTAAACAACTCACCTTTGTAGGCGAGATACAAAGTGAGGCAGGCTAGAAAGCCCACCATCACCACAACATCTAGAGATGTCGTATCATAACTCATTACGCAGCCTCCGCAAAGTTGATTGCAGTTTCGAGAGCTTTCAGCTTCGTCTTTTGGTTAGCACCGAACCAAGCTGAAGTCAATCGAGTGTCAGCACTCCGACCTAACTCGTGATCAGTCAGGTAAGTCACGGCATTAAATGCCTGCCACCATGAACCTTCCGCAAACTCAGCTCCTGGCTGGGTGTGTAACACCTCTTTCGCACGGAGCGCATTACGAGAGATATCCTTCTTACCAGAAGTTGGCCAGATCACATTGAAGTAGTCATCAATCGACTGCTCAGTGTAACGCTTGTTGCCAAGGAAGAAAGCCATATCCTTGTAATGCTCCATCTTCTCATGCGAGATACCCAGTGTTTCTTTTACTGCGTCAGCATTAAATGCCCGACGGTGATTCACTGAAATCGCATTCAGAGAGGCACTATTCAAAGAAGCAGTCAACGTGTTATTACACACCACACGAATAGGCGTGAACCGAATGTTAATACCTGAACCGAACTCATGGGGATTAGAAAACAGAAGATAACCTTCCATCTTGTCACCATTGAACAGCTCAAATCCTTCATCCTTGAGCTTTGCGAGAACCCATACTAACTTGCCTCCACGCAGAGAACCAGCTGTATGCATCTCCATAGATCCCTCATCGACGAACTCACGGAAGAACTCAAATGCTTCACGGTTCTGTACAGGGTTCCATGCATCAGAGATCTGAGATAAGAACTTACCGTCCATGTCACGGACGAGAGCTTTTTTACCAGTTTTGACCATCTCGCCATTTAGCTGATAAAATGTATCAGTCGCATAGACGTTCCAGTCAAGACCAGATTTTTCGAGCATGTCATCGACTGAGATGTCATTACTGACAGCAGTACCGAGACCATGCCAAGGTGTTTGACCAGCATAAGCCATCTGGGCTTTGCCATTGATCATTTCCAAGTTATGCATAATATACTCCTCACTTTACAAGAGATTACATTGTATATATTTTCATAAAAAAAGTCAAGCATTTTTATGAATTAATTATGCCGTTTCAAGATAGGCATACTCTTCATACGGAAGAGGTTCGCAGTCATCAGGAAGACCTTTCTTCCACTCAGCAGCAAGAGCTTCTGCTTCTTGCTCCATTTCAAACTGCTCACGAAGCTGACGACAAATATTGTCGTAGGTTGACTTCATGTCTTCAATAGACATTTCATCCCAGTCAAGACGCATCCGACACCCATAGAGATCTTTCGACGCATCACTGATCCCGTTGATCAGCTGATTACGCTCAAAGTCCTCGACGGTGTAAATGCCCATGTCATACCAATATGACATGTCGTCAGTATACTTTGACATCCACAGTCCAGGCTCCTGCTCCATCATAAGATCAGCATGAGCATTAAGCGATTCAATGTGTTGCAATAAAGTCATAATCTTCTCTCTTCTCAATCAACTATTACATTATCTACTATTGTGAGAAAAAAAGCAAGCACTTTTTCAAAAAAAATAAAAAAATTATTCAACACCCATCTCTTTTCTAATCTTAGTTGCTGAGATATCTTCAACATCCTTAGAAAAGTACTCTTGCTCGATTTTATAGCCGACATCTCGTCCATAGGTAATGTTTACGATGTTAGGTACTACCATGATGGTGTACATACCTTTAAAGTCCATGTCAAGAGCTCTACGAATGCGAGCTTGTACAAAGTTCGGATCAAACGGATTACTGTCGTTCCAGCCTTGACAGTCTCGAATCATGATACAAACTTGCCCTGTCTTGCCGATAGCTCTCTCAAATAATGCTTGGTGACCATCGTGCCATGGTTGCCATCTGCCGAGCATCTGTACTGTTTCTTTTCTCGGATCAAAAGTTGGACCACGATCATCATCTTGTATTCTTTGTGCTATTTTCTTGGCATACCGTTCAGCATTAGAATCTGTCATGTTGTAAGTCAGACGGAAGTCGTAGTTATCAGGTTCTTTGAACTTTTTATTTGTGTCCTCGAATCTTCCCTCATCAATCGTGTCCATCCAGATGATCCAGTCTGCGCGAAACTCTGCTCTTAAAAGATGAGTCGGGCAGACAAAATCAGCAATCGTATATTTTGATGCAGATGCCTCACACAATTTACGCATTCTGGTAGCTTGACGCAGTCGCCCTTGATCTGAAAAATCCCAGTCATCAAACTTCTCGCGAACTTCATCAGCATTAAACCACTCAGCATCGCCCAACTTTTCCTGTAATTTTTCAGCGAAATAAGTCTTACCAGATCCTGGCAATCCCATGATGAGAATTTTAATTGGTTCAGCTTGCTTCATTTTTACCCCACTCCATTTTATTCCACGCTCTTTCGTGATAGTAATATAGTACAATTTTAGATATAACTTCTATACTGGCGATACCACCTGCTGCTGCGAAACTGCCTGTAATTACATAACTGATTACGAATGTGGTCAGCGTAGCGAGTATTCTCCAGCTGGCAGTTTTAGCGATAGATCTTTTCTTTGTTTCCATTCATAAACTCTATAAAATCTTCGTAGATTTCTGAGGGAGTGATAGACTCCATCGCCTCTTTACAATGATCGCAACTTTGCTGCATACCGCAAGGAGTTAGCTCATCCTCATAAGTATAGTAAATTTGATTGCGATCTTTATATCCTGTAACTGTAGGAGCGATAACACCACCAAAGATAACGAATGCTGGGATATTCTGTGATGCTGCGAAGTGATGCATTCCACCTTCTGTCGTAATGATCGCCTTAGCTTGACTGGCGATGGCGAATGCTTCGCGAATATCATTCGTTTCTATATTAATCGCACCCTCTAGCTCAGGTTGATTGTACTCTACTTTACCTGAGACATCACGATAGCCTGACTTGGGTTTAATTCGTATGACATCGTACTTTCTTCTGACTAAATCGCAGAGCTGTTGCCACCGCTCAAATCCCCAATCTTTGTTGTCTGCTAGTGTTGTGTTTTTAGAATCAGGATTTAGCACTACGAATGGTCTGGTGGTTTTTCTGGATACTGCCATAATCGCACTAAACTCTTCTATGTCACTTACACAGTAAGGTGCTGGTTTCGGCTCATATATTGTGTATGTGATGTATCTTCCCATCTTATTCGAGTTGAAAGAATGAATGTACCAGCGTTGACCATTGTTTGGCTTCGGATCGACGAATATTTTTTGACGATCAGTTTCTTCATCATGATCGATGACCCAATCAACGTGTTTCCACATTTTTGATTTTTTGGTGCCAGCGTGAATCAACGCATCTGGATTTTCTTTGTGGACTTTCTCAGCTTCGCCGAGCCACATCAAATCATCACCCCATCCCATTCACATACACCATTCCAGTTTGTTCTAGCCAAGTTTTATGTCCCTTTTTCTTCTTCATCGTAGAGTGTTTCAGGACTTCTTTCAGCATTTCATCAGAGTGCCAGAACCCAGCATCTGAAAATTTTTCTTTCCACCAATCCAGTGGTTTACAGTTAACATGAGCCTTGCTTACTACTTGACTGGCTGTGCAGATCACATATTTACACTTCTTAAAAATACTCATGTAATTGTCCATGTAGTCTTCATGAACATGCTCTAGGAACTCGACACTCCAGCCCAAATCAAAACTTTGCTCTGGAATATATGGCTCTTTGCGAAAGTCTACTAACACATCAGGATTCACATCTTTATCACCATCTACACCAACACTGATGATTCCGAGCTTTTTGCCATTTTTTACTTGCCCTCCTGGACCGCATCCCACATCAATCATTGATTTAACGCCATAGTTCTCTACCATGAACTTTAGCGCACCATGATCATCCCATGTTTTATTGCAGTGCCCACCAAGGACACCCTTAATATCGCTCATATTCTATCTCTCAAGTGTCTCCAAGCCTTGCCCAACTCTCTTTTATGCCACTGTGCATAAGATAAATCCTGTAACCACTGTTGACGTTCGTCATTGGTCATAATCTTAGGATCCATAATAAAGTTAACATCGTTGCTACTTACTTCATAAGCGAAACTTCCAGGATCGCAGGCTATTACAGGCACACCATTGATAATAGCGTCGATGGCATATCCTGATGAGTAAGTAATTGCTGCCCAACAGTTTCTAAATGAGTCATTCAGATTTTCTTTAGTGCCGATCTCTATTTCGCATCCTAAATCCTGCAGCTTTTCTATATTTTCGAACTGTCTCGGGAGTTGAGGAGTGCGAATCACGATTCGCTTTTCTATACCAAACTCGCTGAGTATGTTCTTAACCTTTCTTGCAGTGTCATATGCCCACTTAGAGATGTTTGCTCCTCTCAATGAGGCATCTCCTGGCAACTGCAGTGCTATCGTAATCCGATCACCATCCTGTCGCCATGGTCTTAGCTCTATGTCTAAATTTTCTTTGATTTTATCCCAACGATCTCTTGGGCAGTTGATGTTATTAAAGTTGCCTGTATCAGCTAAAAACCCATTGATTCCTATGCGGAAGTATTCATCTCTCATCACCTGTTCAACTTTCTTTCTGCCGATCAGTGGTGTTTCAAAACAAATAAATGGTTTGTTATTTTCTTTACAATAATCAACCACCATGTTTTTAACCAAATGATGCTGATCTGTTCTCGGCTTCCAGGAACCGAAAATTACATGTACATCAGCATCCTCTTTGATATACACGTCGCCACTTATGACTTGAACCTTGTCTCCTGAATAGTGTACACCCAAACCAAAGTCTGCTAATATGTTTTTTTCACCTACGTTGGGTGTGGATAGAGCATAAACTGCAACTGATTTCTGCATTTATTATTGTCCTAAAATGTTGTATTCTCCGAATGGCTCATCAGGAATACGTTGAGTATGGTCATAACCATTTTCCTCAGCTTCTTTTAAAGTATTCCAGAAGAGATCCACGACGTCCTGACGTGGATGCTTTTCAGGGTTTCCTCTAAACCAAGCAGGTTGCCAAGGTTGTGTAGCCATCTTAGTATAATGTAATTGGAATATTTCGTCAAGCGCATAATTTTCACCATCTAAGCAGTTCCAGCGCGGATCTAAATCCACGACATACTCAGACTTTCCTGAAAACTTGTTGATGTTTCGATGATGCGCATCTTGATTCTTTTTCATGCGCGACACCGGAACGAGATGATCTTTAGCTTTCTCGCAGTCTATTAACATGACACAAAACTCATGTCCTCCGAAGCGAGTGCCCTTTCTTGCAGCAAATGGACGATCAAACATGTCAGTGTCAAACAGATGTCCCATATCAGTTACATTGATCATATCACAGTCAGTGTAAATTGCTCTACCTTTAAATTCACATGCCTCTGCGATAGCCCAGCGAAAACCTGAAAAGGGTGTTGACCAGCGAGAAGTTTCCCAGCCACCCCAGATAGAGTCGGGATCACGAGTCTGTTTCATCCATGTGACTTCTACATCTCTTTGAGTATTTTGTCGAATCGAGTATTCATATGCTGTTTCTATCTTAGCATCTTCGCCATTGGCTGATGTTCCAATAAAAATTTTAACGGGATCACTCATACATTCCATCCTTTATATGATTCCATGCTGTACCATTCAAGATCTCTTCACGAGTCCACTGACAATAGGCTAAATCAGATAACCACTGATGCCTATCTACACACTCTACATTATTATCAATTTTAGTAAAGTCAAAACATGCGACTGGCAGGCACATAGCTCCACCTGACATCGGATAAACTGGCACTCCTGCACAAGCAGCTTCAGTGAGTGCATTAGAAGTCCATCCAACAGCTGCATGAGCTTCTCTTAAATCTCTGAGCAGATAATCTCCTCCACTCAGATTATTTTGCCCGATGTTTTCTGACCATCGAACATCTTTAAATTCTTTGAATATTTCATCAATACGATTCGCCTCAAAATGATTACTCGCTGCACCATGCTTGGGATGTGGACGAATAACGATCGGTAAATCTGTGTTCTTTCGTACTAACCTAACTGCGTGATGAAGCCAGTTGTAAATTGATCCATACTTTTCAATCATTCTAAACAGACTTGTATCAATCGCATGTTGTAAAAATATCAAAACATACTTGCCACGATATTTTTTCCAAGGATCTATTTTAATGTTTTGTTCTTTTCTTATGCGCTCCCAACGATCGCTAGGATTACCCATTTTTCCAAACTTACCTTCATTCCAAAGATAACTGTTCCAAGAAAATCGCAAGTATTTTTCTTTGGTTTGATTCGCATCATCTTGTCGGAATACAGCTGTTTCAAATACAATTTTAGGTTTGCCTGACTGTTCTATAAATTTATAGAATGGTTCGCGAAATGGTTCTTTAACCACGTATGGGTGTCTGATGTTGATTTGAACATAGGCATCAGCATCATTTTCAGCTTTCGCTTGTTCAAATGACTGCTCGACGAACGGTTCAAACTTAGGAAAAGGATGCTTGTATTTTTTCTTCCACTCACTAAACCATACTATCTTTTTGGTCATGCATTTTCCCCATACTTCCAACCGAAATATTCAATTTCTTTTTTACAAAGTTTAGCCATGTGATTTATTTCTTTATCTCTAACAATCACATCAGTATATTTTTTACGCTCTCCGCTTTTTAATTTCGTTCCTTGTATCGCCTCTTTACTAATTTCTAATCCCAGTTTATCTTTAAACATGGTTTGAAAATCTTTAGTGTAATTGTGATACATTACGAAATGAT